CTAGTTTAGTTTTTTTAACCGGTTCCGCTGCCGGTACTACAGTTATATCACAATCAACTAATATAGTACCTTTATTTAACGGTGATTATTGGAGTTTATTATGGAAAAGACTAGATTCAGGTAAAACGGCAATTGACAATTACGGTGCAGTAAATGACTCTGATGAGGATGATTTTGCAGGCACATATATGCATAGTTTAAATTTAGTACAATATAAAGAAGATAAGGTTTTATATCACGCATCTGCGTCTATTAGTAGAGCCGGTAAATTTCAAAATTTATTATTTAGTAGTTCAGCATATACTGCGGATGCTTATATAGGAGGAGCGCCTGCAGCAAATTCTGCATATTTAACATATGTGCATAACGGCGGTGTCGGAATCGCACCTGCATCATTTGCTTGGGATACTAAGTTTGGAGGTAATCGATTCTCCGGTTCTATTCAAGAATTTAGATATTGGAATCAGCCTTTAGATACAGGAAAATGGATATCCAGAAGCTTTGACCCGGAATCAATTGAAGGTAACTATTATAGCAGTCCTTATAAGTATTTAGGTGTTAGGTATTCATTTACACAACCTAAAAATTTATACGCTGACCCGTACATTACATCTAGTCAACCAAATCAAACATGGTTGTATTTTGGTTTAACTGGTGCGTCTTTACAAGGTCAAGCTATGTATAGATATGATTTAGCACCTAGACCTGTACCGTTAAATGGTGCATATCAATATTATAATCCGGTTGTTGAATTTGTTAGAACATCATGGCCTAGTATAGGTATGAATCGCGAAATAGCAAATAAGATTCGAATTGAATCTGCTAGTATTAATACAGGAATATTAGATAGTAAATCTAGATTAGAACAAAATAGTTATGATTTATATCCGTTAGATTCACCAAAAGTCGGTGTATATTTTTCACCACAAAATGAAATTAACGAAGATATAGCTCAACAATTCGGTGGTATAGTTTTAGATGATTATATCGGAAATCCGAATGACGATAATGAATTCGAATATCCAGATTTGAAGCAATTGAGTTTGCATTATTGGAAAAAATATGAAGATACAACTAAATTTGATTCATTTAATTTTCACGATTATATCAAATTAGTAAGTAATCTAGATTCATCACTTTTCTATTTAATTAAGAATTTCTTACCTGCAAAGGCGGCTAAAGAAGTAGGATTAGTTATTGAACCTAACTTATTAGAGCGTTCAAAGATAAAAATATCTGATTTAGTTGAAATAGAAAACCCGCAATATGAACAAAATATTGTATTAATTAATAAGGATTTAACGGCTGAATATATATTGATATCAGGAAGTTTACCAGAAAATGGTAGGTTCGCATATCTAGTACCTGAATATATTCATACATTATCAGGTTCATATCAAATGAATATTAGAGCACTTCAAGATGACGGATTCCAATTAGTATCCGCTATTAATAGTAACATAGCTAATGCGTTTACTCCTGCTGGTGTATTTAATTCTAGATATGCAGGTACTAAAATAAGCAGTTTAGATTTCAATGTTAATAGCACAGATACGATAGATAACAAACCAGTAGTAGAATATTGGTACGCGAATCCGAATGTTATAACAGTAAGTTCTGCAACGGGACATGGGGCGTTTAGTGCAACTGGTTTGGGTGCTGTAAATAAACCGTTATTTTTGAGCGGGTTACCTGCCAGGTATAATGTTACACAACAAGCAAGGAAACTATAATAGATTTTTATAGTACATATATTTATTATTAATAAAACGAGAATTAAATGGGATATTTAAGTAATACCACGGTAACCGTTGATGCAATATTAACTACTAGAGGTAGGGAACTTTTATCAAAGGGGTTAGATTTTTTTAAAATTACACAGTTTGCATTAGCTGATGATGAAATAGATTATACATTATATGATACTACGCACCCATTGGGTAGTAATTACTATGGCCAAGCTATTGAAAATATGCCACTTATAGAAGCTTATCCGGACGCTGACCAATTAATGAAATATAAATTAATTACATTACCTAAAGGTACTAAGTTTATACCGTCAATTAGCGTTCCTAGTACTGCTATCACATTATCAGCAAACGCTAAGATTGCATCTATCACACCATCAACTTCTAATATACCTAACGGTAACTCTATATTAGGTTATACTGTAATTTTAAGTGATAGTACATTAGCTGATTTAGTAGTTGCAGCCGGTGGTGCAGTACAAGCATCTACAAATACGGTACCGACATTCTTATCAGATGATGGTACGTCTAGAAGTATAAGTATTGTAGGTACTAAATTTGAATTACGATACAAGTCGCAGGTGACCGATAAAGTAGGGTCTGTAATAATAATAGGTAATGAAACCGGCGGTAGAGTAACTATCGCATTAACAGTATTAAAAGACAATATCTTTAATAACTTAAATCAAGTAGATTCATTCCAATAATACTAATATAATATGGCAATTATAAAAACGAACCTAACAAGTAAAGATAACTTAACCAATAAGGTTAATGCTAGTAACTTAACATCGTTATCTAGCTTTACTGCTAATGGAACTATATTCACTAGATTTAATCCTGATACTGATATAGTATCTAACTATAAAGAAACGGTATCAGCAACTTGCTGGAGTAATACCGATGATGTATTATCACAATTCTGGACATCGTCAGTAGAAATAGCGTTATCATCTAGTCACTACTATTGGAATTTATACCAATCTAGAAACGCGGCCGTATCTAGTTCAGAACCACAATTTAGTATTTCATACGGTAATATAAATGGTAAAGGTTCAGTAACAGGTTCACCTGCAGGATATTCTGGTAACTTAACTGGTAGTAGAACTCCTTCTAGAGCAATTTATTCTCAATATAGAAATTTATTATTGCATCCTGATGATACTAGATTTACATTTGGTACATCGAGTAGGGATGACATATATGTAATTAATTTTGCTCGAGCTAGATATAAAGAAAAATTAGACCCGGGCAATTGGCAATTGCAATTATCAGGTAGTTTAATCAATATCACATTGATAGATAATAGTGGTGCTAGTGTTAATCCAGCAATAAACGCTTCCGGTAGAGTATTTAATATTGTTAGCGGGTCTATAACAAATGGTACAGCTTCCGTAGCTACCGTATACGGGTTATCATATCCAGATGTTGGTATATTAGTATTAGACCCGATGGCTATTAGTTCAAGTATCGGTATTGGATATAATACAGGTTCATTTGTTGATGCAGTAGGAGGTGGCGGCACAGGTAGTAATAATTACCAATTATATTTAGCTATATCCGGTGGAGCAATGTTCCAAGCAAGAAACGAAGAAAATATTAACTCTTCATATTATTATGTTAGAGTAAAGCATTTTGAATATAATTATTCGAATAACCCGACATTTACCACAGGGTCATTAGGCTTAGTTAGATTATCTAACTTTGTACAAAACCCTAAAGTGTATATAACTACGGTAGGTTTATATAATGATACCAATGAGTTATTAGCAGTTGCTAAATTGTCTAGACCATTGTTAAAAGACTTTACTCGTGAAAGTTTAGTGCGAATTAAAATCGATTATTAATTTAATTACTAAGTAATATAGAATCCCGATATTTATTATTAATACCGGGATTTTTTATGATTTTTATAACAAGATAAACGATGAGTGTTTTCAAACCAATTGATGGGTTTAATGTATTAGTTACGCCTTTTTATGCACACAAACGATGGAACCTAAATAACTTAGATTCAGCAAATCCATACCCGTATGATATTAGTAATACGGTAAGTGCTTCAATATATGACGGAACATATTATAAGGATAAACTTATAACAGCGTCTTTAGAACCTACTACAGAACATAATAAATTACAACGAAGCATTTGGGACTCGTCTAACCATTTATATTATGACAATTTCTATCTAGACCCGTACGGTAAATGGATTCAAGGAGATATACCTACTGAAACTAGAAAAATATATAACGCTGTTAAAGTATTATCAATACCTACAAAATATGTAGGTGAAGGTGTAAAACGAAATACATTCCGATTAACTGTAAGCAATAGTGTATATGTAGATGACGGGCACGGTAATGTTGTAATTGAAAATTCAAGTAGTTATTTTGTTCCGACTAAGGATATTATTCAATATAGTTTTAATGATGCATTTAAAGTTACAAATACTACCTGCTCTAAATATACTATTCAAGAAGATTCTAAGTTCAGAGTAAATGCAATTGCTAATAGTGTTGTATTTACATCATCTAAATATCCAATCATTGGACAATCTGCTATATTCGATGCTAATTTGACATCTAGCATTCGTACTACTCACCATGATAAATTGCATTTTTCGGTTAATCATGATTATTCAGTAGTAACAAATGTTTCATTACCAGTTAGGCAAGTAGATGTAGACCATAATACTAATATTATAATAACTAAGAACGGTAAAGTTAAAAAAGAATTTTTAGTATACGGTAACGCAGGTAATACCGTTGAGTATCATGCACATACTGCTAAGTATCCTTTTGCAATTGAAGTTTATAATCAGACTTCAGCTACAAATCTGAAAATTAAAGCTAGTTTATCAGATGGTAGTACCGTAGTCACCGTTACTAGTAGTGCTGCTTTAATATCAAATACTAGTACAAATATAGCGTTAATAAAAACCGGTTCTAGTTTACAATTGTATATTGATGGTACATTAAATAATACAGCTACTATACCTAGTAATGTTATTGATATCGGTAACGAGTCAATGCTATTCATGGGTACTAGGGGTGACGGTCAATATAAATTGAACGGTATTATCGATTATGCTTTAATATATGACAGAGGTATTTTAACTTCTGAATTAGCTTTAATTAAAAACTCTTATAAGAAAACCTATTATCAAATAGGAAATATTCTGTACAACCAGGGTTTAGTTGTATTAACCGCACCTAAAAGTCCAGAATCTGGTTATACGATTTACACTCTTACATCTTCAATGACCGGTGGTGATAATAATTATCATACATATTATGGTGCCATTTCAACTAATGGAACGTCTGTTGTGAATTTGGATTTTGCTAATAGTAACTCGTATCCTGCATATGAAACTGGTATATGTATGTTTCGCCGTTCACCTGTAATAGTTGGATACTCTAATGTTTTAAATCCAGTTAATAGTGCATCATTTGTAAATAGTTCCGGTGCTGAAGAGTATACTTTAACTAGCGGTAGTGTAATGTATATAGTTAAATATGATTCTGAACACATGGTTAATATTGAATGGGCTAAATATATAACCGGTTCTCATCCGGCCGCTGGTAGTAATTTTCGACCTACTAGTATAGTATCTAATAAAGTTGCAGATGTACCTAATTCATTCTATATTTCAGGCCGGGCTCTAGTTACTACTAGTTTTGCTGATATGGGTGGGCCAGCAATAGTTACAGCATCAGTTGCTGATTGTCAAGGTTTTATTTTAAAAATAGATGCCTCCGGTAATTATGTTAATCATATAAATTTAGGAAATAATAGCGGTTTTACAAAATTAGTCATCGCTGGTTTGTCATATTATAGTAGTTCATACGAAGGTATATATGGTGTTATAACATCTGATTTTGCTATTGATATACCAATGTCGGCATCATTACATAAATCGTCATATGATGGTATTATTGTTAATTATAGTCCAGAATTAATAATGCGTTCTGAAAGTTTATCCAAGCAACCTGATAATTATAATTGGCCTCAATTAATGACCGGAGGAAGTAGTCCGTCTTTACATTTATTAGCTTGTACTTCAATACCAGGTAATGAAGGAGTATATGTAATAGGAAGAAATAATACAGAAGTTACGGTACCAGCGGCTTCGGTTGGCGGTTTAATGGATTCATCTAGGTTTGTTCTATTTACTGCTAAATATAACCGTGAAGGACGTTTTCAATGGATGGTGCAATCAAATGATGATACTAATATAGTGGCTGCGGGTACTGATAGAAAATCTTATCAATATTTAAACGGTGATGTTACAGCGGATACTAACGGTGATTGTTATGTAGTAAGTAGTAGAACAGGTAGTGTATCATTTACAGGTTCAGCCACTGCTATAACTAAACAAACTACCGGTGATGGCCGAGATATATTCGTGCATAAGTATAATACTAATGGTGTTTTACAATGGGTTCAACAATATTCAGGTAGTGGCGGTTCTTGGTCTAATTTCGATGATGCGTCATCTATTAAAATGAGTATATCCGGATGCTTTTATATCGCCGGAGCGGTTTCAAATGCTACCGCGTCGATACCTAAATTCGGAGGAGGTGAATTTGAATTATATAGAGGTACTACTGAACTAGGTATAGGATTTATAGCTAAATGCACCGGGTCTGATGGTACTGCTATATGGGCACAAAGAATACCGTGTTACATTGATGATACAGCGTTATATTTTGGTACATTACTAAGACAACCGTCATTAGATGTGTATGACAGGTATCCTGGCGGTGGAATGGTTAATGTTACTAGTAATTATACTGGTTCTGGACTAGTACCTAGTTCATCTGGTGAATTTGTTACTTGGGCACCGTATCCATGGGATGTTGAATATAAAAGTACAAAAAAAATTACGCAATACGAAATTCTATGTACAGTAGGTCCAGATGAATTAAATGCAACGCAAAACCCTACTATTGTTGACACTACAGATACTAAACGATATATAGCTAAACCGTTTGTTACGGGTTCAGAGTTTAGTCCGTATACTACTACTATAGGATTATATAATGAATTCGGTGACTTATTAGCAGTAGGAAAATTAGCAAAGCCCGTGAAAAGAAATCAAAATATGGACACTACTTATGTAGTTAAATTTGACCTTTTTTAATTTGGTTTATACCAAAATCATACTTATAATAAAGAGGTTATATGCGAAGACGATTCAAGTCACCTAAGCAAGCAGGATATCTAATGGGATACCGTAGCGGTTTGGAAGAGCGAGTTCAAAAAGAATTAAAAGCGGCAGGTATTATATATCAATATGAGCCATTTAAAATTCCATATATAGTTCCAGTATCTAAACATACATATACTCCTGATATCGTTTTAGAAAATGGTATTATAATTGAATTAAAAGGAAGGTTAATGTCAGCTGACAGAAAAAAAATGGTATTAGTTAAAGAGCAGCATCCAGAAATGGATATTCGATTTGTATTTAGTACACCGAATGCTAAATTATCTAAGGGTAGTAAAACTACTTTTGCTATGTGGGCTGAAAAGAATGGATTTCCATGGGCGCATAATTCAATTCCAGATTCTTGGAGCAAAGAAATAAAACAAACTATATTTGATATCGACATATAATTTATTTATATTAATCTTAGATGTCAATAAACAAATTACAAGTACTAGAGCAAGTATTAGGAAGTAGTCGTAAAGTAGGGCAAAACGATGTGATATTTTACTGCCCTTTTTGTAAACATCGAAAGCCGAAGTTACAAGTGCATTTGGATTTAGAACATTGGCGGTGCTGGGTTTGTGATAGAAAAGGTAGAAGCTTGGCAATTCTTCTTAGATACTTAAATGCACCTAAGAATTTAATTGAAAAGGTAAAATCAAAGTCAGATATACTAATAAGAAACTCATCTACGAGTAAAAAGCGTGAAGATGAATTATCATTACCTTCCTTATTCCATCCATTATATAAAAAGAATAGTTCAATTGATTATAAACACGCTGCCGTATATCTTAAGAATAGAGGAATATCAGAATACGACATATTGCGATATAATATTGGGTTCTGTGAGGACGGTGATTATTCAAGTATGATAGTGGTACCGTCATATGATGCAAATTTTGATTTAAACTTTTTTGTAGGTAGGTCATTTTACGATACAGACTATAAGCATAAAAATCCTAAAATATCTAAGAATGTAATAGGGTTTGAATCGCTAATTAATTGGAATGAACCAATCACATTGGTAGAAGGAGTGTTCGATGCTATATCAATAAAACGAAATGCTATACCATTATTCGGTAAGTACATAAATGATAGCCTAGTTGAAAGAATAGTGAATACTGGTGTACAAGATATTAATATTTTCTTAGATGCTGATGCTATAAGCAAAGCATTAGAGACTGTGGAATTCTTTATGAATTCAGGTTTGAGAGTTAAATTAGTCGAACCGACCGGTAAAGACCCGAATGAGATAGGTTACGAGAAATCAATGCAAATATTACAAAATACTACGGAATTTAACTTCTCAAAGTTAATTCAATTAAAAATGAGATTATGATAGAAATAATTGATTATACAGATATTTATTAAAAAATGAATATCAGTAATATGAAATTAATTAATAAAATTTGTGAAGTTTGTGGTATCGAATTCAAACCAGGTAACTATAAAATAAAAACATGCAGCAGGTCCTGTGGTTCTAAATTAAAATTCATCAATAATCCTAAATTAATTGATGCGTTTAAGATACGAAGCAGTGCAGTTATGAAAAAACTAAATGCTGATGGAAAAGCATGGAGAATGCCACCCGGATACCATACTGATGAATTTAAGAAAAAATTAAGTTCTAGAATGAAAAATAAAGTAGTATCAGCTGACACTAGAAAAAAAATAAGTGATAATCATTGGAGTACTGATATTAGCAATAAAGAATTAATTATTAAAAAAATATTAGAAACTAGAGAACAGAATTCAAATTGGAACTCAGATGAGAGACGTCTACGATTAGCTAACTATATGATATTAAATTCGAATTTACATGGTGGTTCATATCCGTTTAAACGAGGTTATGAACTTAATATATTTACTAATGAATTGGAATATTATATGTCTGGTTTAGAATTAGAATATATGAAAAAATTTAACTGCGATTCTAATATAAAATTTTGGACTACTAAACACAATATTAAAATTGAATACGAATATAAAGGTAAGATTCGCCGATATATACCTGATTTTTTTATTGAATATAAAACCGGAGAAAAGAAGATTTTAGAATTAAAAGGACGTATATTTGATATGGAAATTATACAATTAAAAAATAAAGCAGCTGAAAAGTATTGTGAATTACTAGGAATAAATTACGAAATAATATATCAATAATGACTACACGAATTATACAAGATTTTACTAATATTCAAGGGTTACCTAAGCATATACGAAACATAATTCAGATTAGTGATATTCACATTAGGAATGTTAGGAGACACTCTGAATATCAAGAGCAATTTAGAAAATTGTATTCTGATATTGTAAAATACGACCCTTCTAATACTATAGTGATACTGTCCGGTGATATTGCTCACGCTAAAACTGATATGTCGCCTGAATTGGTTAGGGAAATTAGTAGTCTGTTAACTGAGTTATCTAAATTATTTTTTGTCTTAGTATTCCCGGGTAATCATGATGCTAATTTGAATAATAGTAGTCGACTTGATGCATTAACTCCGATAATTGAAAATTTACGAAATGAACGCGTTCTCTACATTAAAGAATCCGGGTTATATAAGATGTCAAGTATATATTTAAACTTAATGTCGGTGTTCGATACAAGCGATAGGTACCTTGGTTATGACGATATTAAAGGAGTAGATGGGTATAAAATAGGTTTATATCACGGGCCGGTTACAAATGCAAAAACTGATATGGGATTCAATATAACCGGACATTTGAATATTGATTTTTTCAATGGTCATGATATAGTTATATTAGGCGATATCCATAAACAGCAAGTATTACAAGAATATTCTATTCAATTGCTTCCTTATTCAAATATCAAAAAACCTAGAATTCAATATGCTGGTAGTTTGATTCAGCAAAACTTCGGTGAAGATTATTTGGGTCACGGTTATGTAGTGTGGGATTTAGATAAACGAGATTCAATGTTTGTGCATTTAGATAATAACTATGGATTTCACACCTTATACTTAAATAATGGATTATTAGATGAGTATAAGCAATTAGATACATTAACTTCAAAATCTCGAGTTCGGTTAAAAGTGTCGAATACAGATAAGGTTAAAATACAAGAAATAGTATCAAAATTAAAACATGATTTTAAGCTAGAAGACATAGCAATTATCAATAATAAACCGACTACTAACAAAAAAGTATCGGATATTAAAGTAATCGAATCTAATATATCAGATGTCGGATACCAGAATTCATTGATTGTTGAATATCTAGAACAAACGGGAACGTTTATTGATGCAACTATGCAAAATTCTATATTTGATATCAATAAAGATACAAATAATAACATTGTATTAAAGAGCTTGCATAATAACGTTTTATGGATTCCTAAGAAGTTTGAATTTTCAAATATGTTTTCATACGGTGATGATAACGTTATCGACTTCACTACATTGAAAGGTATAACAGGTTTATTCGGACAAAATGCAACGGGTAAAAGTGCTTTATTAGATGCGTTATGCTTTTGTTTATTTGATAAAACATCTAGAGCGTACAAAGCTGAACAAGTATTGAACACCAGAAAGGATAAATTCAAATGTAAATTGGAATTTGAAGTTGATGGTAAATCATATTTCATTGAGAAGATAGGTTATAACTATAAGAAGCCGGGTGAAATTCCTAAGATAAAAGTAGATATTAACTTTTGGACATTAGATGATGCCGGTACCATTAAATTTTTAAATGGGGACGAGCGACGAGGTACAAATCAAATTATTCAAGAATATGTAGGCACCTACGATGATTTTATTATAACTAACTTAGCTATGCAAGAATCATCGGCTAATTTTATAAATAAATCACAATCAGAAAGGAAGGAATTGCTGGCTAGATTTTTAAATTTAGAAATATTTGATTTACTATATAAGAATGCAAATGAATCTTATAAAGACATTACGGTATCACTAAAGAACTTAGATAAACTTAAATTATCTGATGAATTATTATCTAATCAAACTAAGTTAACTGACTTAGAAATAGAGTTAATTAAGTATACTGATATAGAAAATGAATTAGAAAAGGAAGAATCTAAGTTACTAAAATTAACAGATATACATAAAAATAACATTAAACAAATTCAAATTATTGACATTGATGCAGTACGAATAGACAAAGGTAAAGTAGAGAAACTTATAAATGAAATCAATAAAAATCAAGATATCCTAAAAGATAGCATAGCTAAATTAAAAGAAAAGAAAACTATATGTATTGCTAATTTAGATATAATCGACTTAGCATTAACGGAAAATACTATCTTAAAGATGATTAAGGTTGAAAAGGACTTAGCAGTAGTTGAATCTAAATTACAGTTAAAAAATAAAGATATTGATTATAAACAATCTATTTTAGATAAATTACAGAATCATAAATACGACCCAAAGTGCCAATATTGCATTGATAATCCATTTGTAAAGGACGCTGTTAATATTAAAAATACTTTTAGTCTAGATATTTTAGAAAGAAATACATATGGTATTCAAGCACACGAACTGCAATATATCCTTAGAGATTTACCTGAATTAGAGTTAAAAAAATCTAAATATTTAGATTTAAACATTCAAATAGCCGAGTTAACTGAAAAGATACGCATAGCTGAAACTACTAATGCGACTAGTATTTCAATGTTAGAAAAGTGCAATGAAAAGGCAGTTGGGTTAGATGAATTAGAAAAGAAATATCATGATAATCAAGATTTAATTGAGAAAAATATACTGAATAGTAATGAAATTACTAGACTTGAATCATTATTGCTACAAACCAAAGTTAGTTTAAAAACTACTCGTAATGAAATTTCAATGATTATTGGTAATAAAAAATATCTAGAAAAAACTATTGAATCTATACAGCATAACATACAATTATACGCTGAATTATTATCTAAATCAAAGGCATATGATATATATTTAAGTGCAGTTAATAAAGAAGGATTACCGTATTATATGATTTCAAAGCTTCTACCTAGTATTGAAGACGAGATTAATAATATTCTAAGTAACATGGTAGATTTCAAAATAACGCTTAGTATGGATGGTAAGAATATTAATTCGTATATAGTATATGATGACAATTATTGGCCTCTAGAATTATGTTCTGGTATGGAACGATTTATTTCGTCTATGGGATTTAGAATAGCATTATCTAATATATCGGCTATACCTAGGCCTAATTTCTTTGCTTTAGATGAAGGTTTAGGAGTTTTAGATTCAACTAATTTGAATTCAATTTATCTTTTATTTAATTATATGCGTGACATTTATGATTTTACTATGATAATTTCACATATAGATTCCGTTCGTGATATGGTAGATACTAGTATAACTATTGCAAATAAAGAAGGGAATAGTTTTATATCCTTAACTTAGGAATATTTATAATTATAAGTAAGTTAAAGGAAATTCATGATAGTTAAGAATCAAAGTAGTTATTTAGGATTAGATGCTATTGATGTTTATAATGAAGATAAAACGGATAAATCTTCCGATTATTTTGTTATTGACTCAATACCCAGAGAACTTACTGCCGGGAAAAATATTATTAAATTATCAGGTAATACTACAAATTTAGAAGTAGGATATCCTATTTTAGTTGAAGTGTTAGATAGTGCAGGAAATACAATTTTTTCATATATTCCTGATTATTTTGATTCTCTTAATCGACGAATTATAGTTATAGAAGTAGATAAAAATGCAAAACCTGGTCC